ACATTGTTTTAGAGTATCTAAACGACTTATTGTATGGTCACATTCTATTAAAGTAATATTAGTTGTATCAAAATTAATTGGAGCTCCTTTTCTAACAGCTACATAGATTTTATCTACTACATTTTTACCATTTTCTATAATAGTGTCAATAATACGTTTATTATTATAATACAACTCATATTTAGGTTGTTTAAAATATTTACTTAAACGAATATTATTACCATTGGCTTGTATTAATAAAGTTTTCATTATAATGTATCGTAGTAATTATTCTGTCTTTCTTGTCGGTCAATTGTTTTTGGATGATATAAACAATACATCTCCTCAGCTGGTAGTAAAGTAGAAGATTTATGTCCTCCTATTACTTCATGTACTTTATTTCTCCACTCAATAGTAGGAGAGTTTCTATAAATTCTCCATTGGTAGTCAGGAAAATTAACCCATCCTTTTTCATTTACATTCCATCTCCATTGACGGATATGCTCTTGAGTAAGTCCTTCTACTGTGTTAATTCTGGGTACTAAAAATATATCTACCTCTTGATTAATTTCTAAAATGTAAGGAAGATTAGTAATAAGTTCCTCTGTTGGAAGTTCATCAGCATCAATTTGGAATATATAATCTCCAGAACATAATTTAGTCAATTCATTTTTCCAATCAGCAAAATGCCCTTGGAATGCTGATTCTTTAAGATGTATCCAATTAGCTGATGAATATCTATAAAGTTGGTTTACTAGGTAGTCTGATGCTTTTGGTTTATCTAATAAAACACAAATTTCATCTTCTGTACGTTTATTTGAATGGAGGAACTTGATTAATTTTTCAACCTCCTCCAATTCATTACAAACTGTTATGGCATAACTTATTTTCATATTTTAGTTTTCTTTAAAGAATCCTATATAATCTAATGCTTCAATAAAATCTTCTTGTGAGAAGTTTTTTAAAGTTTTGATATCAGTTTTATGAGTGTAAAACTCTTCAGTACCTGGTATTTTAAATTTACCTTTTTCTTCTTCGCTTACTTCAACTGCTAATACTCCAGCCCATACCCAATTGTCTTTACCAGTACCATTGGCAAATACCGTTCCTTTGTCCTGAATATTCATAGTGGCTGGATACCATACTCGTTTGTTATCATCAACTTGTTTTATGTCTTTGTATAGTTCAGGAAGTGTTTCTTCATATGTGTCAAAGTCAAATTCTCCTTCAACCATCAAGTCATTAGTTTGGAACCCAGTTGAGAAACAAAAATAACTATTTTTAGTTTCATTAATAGGTGTCACATAACATAACCCTCCATTTAATGGACTTTCTATTACTTTATCTTTCATTATTCTACTTTTTTAAGTTTAGGTAGTTCTATTTTTTTCATTTGAGGTAAATTTATCTGAACTTGTTTAGGTAATTCAGGTATATTAGAAGTTAATATTATATCTAATTTTTCTTGCATTTTCTCAAATGAGAAATTAGTTTTACAATAGTGAGCTAAACGTTTACCTTTATCTTGATATTTTTTATAATTTTCAAAATAATCTTTTAATAATCCACTTACAAATCCATAATCAGCTGTAAACCATTGTGAACCATCAATTAACATATCTTTAACTTGAGCTGATGGATGTATAGGAGTTAAATTACCTGGTATTAATGAAGTGAATTCTGGATTTAAGAAATCTACTTGACCACCCCAATTTGAAGCAATAACTGGTTTCTTAGTTTGAGTAAACTCTAATAATGGTCTACCAAATCCTTCTCCTTTAGTTAAACTAACCATTGCTTTAATTTTTGAATGGTTATACAAGTGATTTACTTCCTCATCTGATATTTCACCATGGAATAGATAAATGTTAGGTAAGTTTTTAGAATTAACTGTACCTCTAATCATATCAATTTTCTTTAATATAATATCTCTATCAGTAATAGAGGCTGGACCTGACATTGTTTTTAATATAAGAGCAGGTTTAGATTTTTTATTTTTAAATGTTTCAAAAAATATTTTAATTAAACCACTTACATCTTTTCTATCCTGACCTAAATCACCTTGTAACCAATGACCTGCAAATAAGAAGGCAAAATTTTCTTCTATAGTATCTAAAGCTTGACCTATTTCAGATGCTGGAGTTAATGTCACTGGGAAGTATTTAGCAATATCTACTCCCTCAAATAATACCTCAATTGGTGTTGTTAATTCAACTACGCCTATTACTTGTTTAGTATTTTCATCTTGTTTTTGAAATTTAGATTCTAAAAATACTTTTTTAGAATGTTCAGATGATACTAAATTTAAGTTCATTCTATTCATTCCTTCAATCCATTGTGGAGCACATACTGTAGTTTCAATACCAGCTGTTATACCAATATTGAATTTACCAACTGGCTGAAATTCATTAGGTACTGTGATTTGAGCCCAAATATCAGGTTGTGAAGTCATTTGACCAGTTAATATGTGAGATCTTAAGAATCCCCATTCTTCATTATGGTCATCAATAAAGTTCCAAGGTGTATTACCCCAACGCTGTGGCATAATCTTAACATCGTACTTATCTAGGTTAATTAAGGCTTTAACTAAGTCTCTTGAACGAGAACCGTATCCGCTGTAAGTGTCAATAGGGCAACTTATTACAAATGTATTTTTCATAACGTATTAATATGTTAGTGGGTGAACTAATTCTAATGCTGGTATTTCTTCAGCCTTGATAAACTCAAATGATTTTCTTGGTTTAAATGTATTTAAAGTTAAATCAATATCTTTAATAACATTCTTACACATCACTCTAGCTGACATACCAGATTCATCAGATGTAACCCATTCTCTAGCTGCTAAACCATTTTCCTTTCTAGTTTCAGGAGACATTTCATATATCTTTTGAATAGCTAAAGCTAATTCTCTAAAATCTAATTTATCATCCCAAATATAAGGTGTTGTAGGTGAACCTACTAAAGACATGTTGTTTGGAAATACTGGTACCGCCCATTTACCATGATCCTTATATTTACCAAAATGGTTTGAAGGGAATTCAGGAGTAAAATCAATCCATTTACCCTTTTCATCAGTAAATCTCATTTGATCTTGCATACCTCCTGTCACATTAGCGATAATCATTTTACCCGCCATCATAGCTTCTGTAAGTGCTAATCCCCATCCTTCATTTGAAGTAGGTAATACAACTGTATCTGCTATATTATAAAGTAAATTCATATCTTTAGGATCTAATCTTTGATCTGAAAAGAATACATTTGAATTTTTACCAAATAATAATTCTCTAACAGCAAATAAATCTGTACCATTATTATCTACAGGTTGTGTATGTAATACTAAGGCAACTTTATCTGCTTTTTCTTTAGGTAATGAATCTAAAAATAATTTATGAGCGGCTAATAAATCACTAATACATTTTCTTCTAATATTTCTAGAATTGAAAAGTAATGTAAAGTCAAACTCTTTATCACCAAATATTCTTTTTTTAGTATCTACTAATTCATTTTTATCAGCTATAGGATAAAATACTTTTTCATTAATACCATGGGGTACATAAGTAATGATTTTGTCTTTAGCTTTAGCACCTAAAACCATTTTATTGATGTTTCTAGTTTGTTTACTAATTGCTAATAAGGTATCACATGATTCGTAAAATGCTCTATTGTATAACGGAGCTGGTAAGTCATCCCAAATATTAATGTAAATCATTGGAATTTGTTTTCTAATCTCATTCTCAATTGCAAACAACCAATCATAATATCTTGGGTCTGTAAAGAAGAATAAGGCATCAGGTTTTTCAGCTTTGATTAAAGCTCTAATTAAATCAGCGTTACCATAACCATTGTTAGGATATAATACAACTGATGAGTCAGTTAAACCTGTTTCTTGATTAGTGGCTTGAGATAAATCTAATCTCTTTCCAGCTTCAGGATGATCTATAGCTGCCGCTATTGATACCCAATTATAATGTTGTGCTGTACCTAAAACTATTTCTCGGGACATTGTAGCTACTCCTGAATGCATTCTTATGTCATCACAAATGAATAAGATTTTCTTACGTTGGTCAGGAGGTAAATAACCTTCTATTTGCATAAAACTGATTTTGTTTTTATTATTTTTTTAATTCTAAGTTCATATGGTTGTGAACTATTTTTTGGAATTCAGGATCAGTTAAGTATAAATGCATACCACGATCTGCTAATTTTTGAAGTGAAAACTTAGTTTTAACACATTCAATTTTGAAGGCTTCAAATATTTCTTTATCTACCTTTACACTTGTTAATTGTTGATTGTTTGCCATAATTTATGTTTTAATGTTATATATAAATATATGGAGTCTTAATAAAACGTAAATTGCTTTTTGACTTCTTCATTCTTATTACACAAATCTGGGTTGTCTTTGTATTGACAGAACCTACAATTTGACGGTGAGGGCTTTTTTTCTAACTCATGCATTTTAAATGTTCCATCAGAATTGAATGTATCATTTATAAATGTCTCTAATAGTTGAGTTGATTTATTTATTTTAACTTTACCAGCTGCTGGTTTAAATTCTTGTATACGTTTTTGAGGAAAATCTCCTTCTTCATATACTTTTCTTCTAGTAATAAAATATTCTACTTCAATATTATCAATAGGGAAATTATATTGTTCAGCAAAGAATTTTTTATATAAGACTAATTGAGATGTTTTAACATCATCTTTTTTATCTTTATCACCCCAACCTCTAGTTGAGGTTTTAATATCAAGAATCTTTATAGTATTTGTAGGTTCATGATAAAATACTACATCTAAAAATCCTCCAAATAGTACATTGGATATATTTTTAGTAGGTTTTAATACTAAAGGCATTTCACAGCCTACTAAATACCATCCACGCTTTGAAAAATAAGTACCACTTTTCTTTCTAACATAGTTGATAATATTCATTCCATCTTCATAAAACTCAGCTAATTCAGCCGCGTTACTAAAATGAATTTTTTTATTCTTATCATAGAAATTTTGATATTCATCCCGTATTGAGTTCTTTAAGGTAGTTTCTGAATCTAATCTGTCAGCAGCTGCTTTACTTTCCTCATATAGTACAGTTAAGTATTCTTGAAGGGTAACATGTAAGGCAGTTCCAAACACAGCATGTATGCTAGGTTCAAATACCTTATACCCATCTCTATATCTTAATCCCCATCTATGGGGACAACTAGAGTAGATACTTAACTGTGAGTAAGAAATATTTTTATTGAAAGCATAATTTATTTCAGGTACACTTACTTTTTTTATTTCTCTTAATACTTGAGGAATTTTTTTAGCCAAAATATTTTATTTTTTCCATTTACCTTTACTAACAATCTGAGCTATAACAGCATAATTAACCATGTCAATCCATGCGTCAATTGTTGGCTCATTATCTAAAGGATTTTTATTACCTAATAAAACTAGATTTTTCAAACGATTCATTTTATCATTCATTCTAATCCAAATAGCTGTAAGTGAAAACCTAGTTTCCTCTTTAGTTTCTAAATTAGAACCCATTGAAATGTTTCCCATACCATATGATAACATCTTTTGAGCAAATAACTCATACTGTGCTACTAGTATTTCCTTGAATTCATCTGCTATAACTGGATATTCTTTTTCCAATTGTCTAACAGTGTCTGACATTCTTGGGTATTCAGGAAATTTATCTGATATTTTAAAGTTTGGCTTTACATCTGAGTTTTTAGTCATTTCTTCATATTTTGTTACTGAGTCGCTCATAATTATTGTTCAAAATACATTTTTAATGCATCTAATCTATCATCAGCGTCAATTAACATTTTTAAAGCTTCTTCAGCATTGCTATAGAAATCTTCTGTTGAGTGATCTCCAATACCAGCTGGGTTTTCTGATAATAAATTTAATGTTAACATAGCTTTTGCTTTATCTGCTTCAGCTGATGTTTTTAGCATTCTATACAAATGTGGATTTAGTGGTGTGTTCATTTTAATAATTTTTTAATTTCTTTGTCATCCTTTCCTAATTGTAATATTATATCTATAACATCTTGTTTAGATAAAATATCACAGTAGTCTAAAACTTCTCTAGTACTAGCTTGGAAGTATTCAGCTAATAAACCTAATACTTCCTTACTATACTGTTGTTTTGAAGGTTTTTGATACTTGTTAAAAAACTTTTGTTTAGGTAAAGCTTGACAATAGAATTGATATAATTTGTCTTTAGGCATTTGGTGCTCCTGAATCTCAGCTACTAATTCAATGTAGTTTGGATTCATTGATATGATTTTATTTATCATAAAATTATTGAACATATCTTGTTCCTCAATAGTAAATGAGGACCAAGGTTCTTTATCATATGATATTTGCTTCACCCAATCAAAAATACTTTTAAGCTTCGTCACCTTCAATAATAAATGATAATTCAGCTGGCAATCCTTCTTTTAAGATTTCACCTGTTTCTGGGTCATAAAATACCTGAATTGGTAAAACATTATCATCTGGTGTTCCAGTTACAAATTTAGATACTTTTCTCAAGATATAACCTTGATGCCAAATTTTACCACCAGCAGCAGTTAAAATTGGAGTTGTTTTAGTTAAATCAAGATTCATTTGTGGTTGCATTTCGTCCATTGCGATTTTTATTTAGTTGTTAATAATTTTGCTATACACCCGCAAAATGTAATTTCTTTATCAGGTGCCATGATTGATTTGTATTGATAATCTGCTATAATAAGAGTTGCTATAGCTGAATTAGTAAATTCATCTGCTCGTTCAAATAATACTCTATATAACTCATTATAATCTCTAACATTTGAATCCATTACTAGTTGTCTTATAGTAGTAAAGTTTTTAATGTTTTGACCTTTAAGTAAAGTTATTATTTGATCTGATGTTTGATTGAAATTAGTTACTTCTCTACTTTGCTGTAAATCATTATCTTTAATAGATGATTGTAATAGATTTAAAGTCTTTCTAATATCAGGATAAGTTTGTTTAACAATTCTTACTATATCAGCTTTAGTATAAGTAACACCCTCTAAATCTAAAATCTCAACACATTTGAAAGCAACATCATGCATTGATGGAGGTGTTAACTCAAATACAACAGTTCTAGATTGGATTGGATCAATAATACGTTCAACATAGTTGCAAGTAAAGATAAAACGAGTTGTTAAACTGAATGTCTCAATTACATTACGTAGAGCTGCTTGAGCGTTAATTGTTAAGAAATCAGCTTCATCCATTATCACTACTTTCTGAGGTTTGAAACTAGCTGCTGAAGCGAATGATTTTACTTTATCTCTGATTGTATCAATACCATTTTCATCTGAACAGTTAATGTAAACGTAGTCACAATTAATGTTGTTAACAATTAATTTAGCGGCTGTAGTTTTACCTGTACCAGCGCCTCCACATAATAATAAGTGAGGAACATCATTAGTGTCAATCCATTGTTGTAGAGATGATTTAAAATCATCATTACCAATGTAACCTTCTAATGTATCAGGTCTGTATTTTTCAGTAAATAAAGTGTGTTTTTTATTAAACATATAACTTATTAATTTATTATAATATATGGAGCCTCTTTCGAGGCTCCAAATTTATTACATCATACCTTGCATAGGATTTGATTCTTCTTTGTCTTCAATTTTTTCATAAATTACTGACTCAGTTGTCAATAATGTACCTGCAACTGAAGCTGCATTTTCTAATGCTACTCTAGTTACTTTTTTAGGATCAATAATACCTGCTCCTTTAAAGTCCATTACTGATAAGTCTTTATAATTAAGACCTGCCCAATTGCTTCCTTTTTCTGAATCAGTTAATTGAGAACCTAAATATTGAACTTCTACTAGATCATGTCCAGCATTAGTTAAAATCTTAGAGAATGGAGCTCCAGCTGCTCTATAAACAATTTTTTTACCGTTTACATAGTCATTTGAACCTTCAAATGTAATTGCTTTTCTAGCGTACATTAAAGCTGTACCACCACCAATTACAATTCCTTCTTCAAGAGCGGCTTTTGTAGCAAATAAAGCATCTTCTACTCTATCTTTTTTCTCTTTAATTTCTAACTCACTGTTACCACCAACATTAATAATAGCTACTCCTCCGATTAGTTTACCTAAACGTTCTTGTAATTTCTCTTTTTCAAATGGTGAACCAGCATTATCAATTTGAATTTTGATTTCTTCAGCTCTTAACTTAATAGCTTCTTCTTCACCTCTACCATCAACAATTGTTGTTTTATCTTTACCTACAATAGCTGAACGAGCTGAACCTAATACTTGTTTTAAGGTAGCAACATCAATTTTATCCAATTTATGACCTTTGTCTTTAGATAATACTTGACCACCTGTAATAACAGCTAAGTCTTCTAAAGCCATTGTTCTTCTATCTCCAAATTCCGGAGCTTTTACCGCTGCTACTTTTACAACCCCTCTTGCTTTGTTAACAATTGTTAAAGCTAAAGCTTCACCGTCAATATCCTCAGCTACAATTAATAATGCTCTTGTTTCTGAGTTAGCTAATGTTAATACATTTACTAATTCATTTACATTACCAATTCTACCATTGTAAATTAAAATGTATGGATTGTCTAATAACGCATTCATAGTGTTATTATCAGTTACAAAATAAGGTGATTTGTAACCTCTATCAAATTGCATACCCTCAACAATCTCTAAAGATGTTTCTCCAGTTTTTGATTGTTCAATGGCTACAATTCCATCTCTACCCACTTTTTCTAAAGCAGTAGCAATTAAATTACCCACTTCCTCATCATTGTTACCAGATATAGTAGCAACTTCTTTTATTTGTTGATTATCCGAGATATCTTCTGTTAAATTATCTAATGCAGATTTAATTTCCTCTACAGCGGCATCAATCCCTTTTTTAATTTCAACTGGATTTTGACCTGCAGATACATGTTTTAATCCTTCTTCTAGAATAGCATGAGCTAAAACTGTTGAAGTAGTTGTACCATCACCCACTAAATTACCAGTTTTGATAGATACTTGTTTCACTGCTTGTGCCCCAATTGATTCTACTTGATCTTCTAAGTCACCAAATGCTTTAGCAACTGATACACCATCTTTAGTAATGGTTAATTGACCTTGATTGTCCTTAATTAAAACTGTTCTACCAGCTGGACCTAATGTTGATGCCACACTATTGTTTAGCTTCTCAACACCCTTTAATAACTTACCTTTTAATTCTGTTCCGAATACTGTTTCTGTCATGATTAATCTTCTATAATTGCTGGAATGTTGTTTTGTGCCATGATAAGGTAATCTACATTATCAATTTTGATTTTTTGTGCTCCCATTGGTGGGATTGTAACTTTCATACCTACTTTTAAGTCTGTTGGGATGAATTCACCTTTGTGGTAATTGTAAACGTCAGATACTGCTACAACTTCAGCTATAAGTGATCTATCATCACCCATATCAGGAATAATAATATTACCTACTGTAGTTTCACTAGTCTCAATTTGCTTTAAAATAATACTACCTTCTCTTGGTACTAATTTACTCATAGTTCATTAAAGTTTTTAATTGTGTTATTGTTGATTCTAATTCTGTAAGATACTCTCTTAGAGTATAAGTTGTTTGTTTCTCTAAAACCTGCTCTTTAGCTATACGTCTTAACGCACTAGGTAATTGAGAGTAATACCCTATTACCTTTTCTTTCTGAGTGTCAGGTTCAGTGAAAATTAAATTATAACTACTGTCATCAAACACTATTTTATAATCACCTAAAAGTGGATCAGAAATAGTTGATGTCTTTTTGATAGACCCTTTTTGTCTACCTTTAAAATTTGGATTTGCCATATAACTTATTTGTTTTATATAATATACGTAAAAATAAACCGATAACCAAACTCTTGGGCGAGAGTTTTTATTTAATTTTAAGTGTTTTCGGTTTAGCTTTTTCAGTAATAGGAATAAAGATTTCAAGCAAACCATTTTCTAGTTTACCATCAGTTTTACTTAAATCATATTTACTGGAAATTTTGTAACCTAAATTGAAGGATTTTTTAGATAACCCTCTATGGATTGTTCCAGGAGGAATTTGTTTATCAATAGCTTCATCTGGTTTGTCATAACTAATTTTTAAGATATCATCTTCGATATCTAATTTAACATCATTTTTAGTAAGACCAGTACATGCTACTTCAAAGTGAAGGCCTGTTTCGTCATAATAAATGTTAAGTGGGTGTGGTTGTTTTGTTGTGGCGGCTGAGCCGAATCCGCTTGACGGAAAGAAGAAATTGTGGAATAGGATGTCCCATTCATTGAATTGTGTACTCATAATGATTTACATTTTGTGCGTCCTAAGATCGCGTTAATAATTTTTTATACAACTGATTGATCTCGCCCTAGAGTCGATTTGTCATAAATATTACTACTCATGTAAAGCCACTAAAAAATATTCAGATATTACTCCTTCTTCTTCTAAATTGATTTTCAATAAACCATCTTTAAATAGATAAGCCTTACCATTAGCACTTTTAGCTACAGAAACTATTTCTCTAAAATTAGCGGCACTAAATGATACAGGTTTTACTTGGTTTATAACAGTTCCAGCTTCAGTAAATGTTACTTTATTAGAATATGTTGATTTTTCACCTACCATAAAGTTAACTACCTCCTCACCTTGAAAATCTTTAGTTACACCTATTTCAAAACGAGGTGGTTTATCTAAAGCGTTATGTGCTTTAATATATTTTTGAGTAAAATCAAAATTAATATCAAATTCTAAATCATATGGAGGTAAATTTGGTACTACACCTGGATCCTGAATTAACCCTAAATCACTTAAATTGTATGATAAATCAAATTGATTATCACTAATGTGAAGTTTTAGAAAATGATTACCTTGTTTTTCTAATTTTAACTCAATATACTCATTTGTAATATTAAGTAATTTTAGTAATTGAGCTGTATTAAAAATACCAATCTCACAATCTTCTAATTGCACAGGTGCTTTTATTTCACCAATACAGTCTTTATTGTCAGTTGCAAATTTAATGTGAGCTTCATTATCTTTAACTTTAAATTTAACTTGAGTAGCTAAACCATTAAGGTAAAAACTTTCGATTAATTGTATTAATAACTTTTTTTCCATTTTAATTGAATGTGAAGAATTTATTTATTAAAGGATTTGATGGTGGTAATACCCACTCTAAATCATCATAGAACCCTTGTAATTTATTTTGTAATATAGTTTCAAAACTTTTTTCTCTATCAATATACTCATTAATAAAATCTTTAATTTTATCAGGCATATCAAATTCTAGGAAAGCTATAGCTTCCATTTGATATGGATTTGATTTTAAATAAACCCATTTAATTTTATCACCTTGCACAATTTGACTATAATCTTTATCTAACTGCCAGAATCTTAATAAGTCATTATAACAAGTGGCAGCTTTAACATTTGCACCAGCACCTTTTTTAAGTGTAGATAATATTTTACCGGGTCTAGGAACTGCTTCAACATAATCATTTAATACCTTAACTGATGTTGGATTACCAATTAATGTAAAGTCTACATCTTTACCTGTTGATTCGTTTCTAAAGTCTTGTATTTTCTTATCAATTATAGCTTGTGGAGTACCTTTAATAATTAACTCTAATATCTCTTGATAAAATTTACCAAAGTATTTAGGAAAATTAGCTTTCTTAAATTCTAAACCTTTAATATCTAGTATCTCATTTGCTCTACCTTCTTGTTTCGTGATCCACTGAGCATATCGTCTAGTAGCTCTAAAATAAGCTGAACGAATAACACATTCAGTTTTCATTTCTAATCTATGTGTAGGTACATTAAAACATTCTCTTGCTAATTCATCATAATGTTTAGTAATAATACCTTCATATTTTAAAGCTACTTTTTCTAAGATATCATCTTTTTCTTGGTCATTAAACTCTTCAAAGTTGGGATATAAAAATTTTAATAGAGGTTCAGCATTAAAGTAATTAGAGTCAGTATCCACATAGGCGCAGAAGTTGAAGTCACCTTCATCACAAATCCACCATGGAGTATCTTCTAAATGCTTCATATTAAAATGTTCTTTCTCCTGGTACTGGAGGTAAATTAACTGGTCTATTTCCTTTTGAATCTATATCATTTCTTTCTTTAAGTAATATTTCAAATGAATTTCCATTCACTTTACATTTACCTCCTTGTTTAAGCATCTTTTTAAAGAATTTCTCTTGTGATTCATCCCAACTTTCAGATAATTTAATAACTAATTGCTTTTCAGCTTTAACTCCGTTTACTGTAATAGTAACTCCGTTTCTAATTGATTGTCCTTTTAATGCCATTATATCTCTAATTTAATTTCGTTTCTAATAACTTTATTCATATGTCTATTAGCACAAAGTGCTGATTCTTGAATAATTCTTTGTCCTGATAAAGTGATGGCTTCTGATAATATAACATTCCCGTATCTAAATGAAGGTAATGCTGTGGCGCCATATAAACTGTTTAATAGAATTTTCATTGTGTACTGCATCAAATGATATTTTTCACCTGCTACTTTATCACCTGCCTTATAAGCGTCTTTCATTTTATTTTTATACAATACCCTTTCATCAAACCATTTAGATAAAATCGTTGATAATACTGAAGGCTCATCATTGCGGAATATAACACCATTTGCTGAGATAGCCAAATTATATTGTTGAAGTAGTTTAGCTAATTTTGAACTAGTCCATTCTATTCTATTGAATTTTTGTTGGTTAACAAACCATTCTGTAACTCGTGGTTTATCATCAACATCATTTAATAAATCATTTAATCCCAATCTATTGTTTCTGTCATTAGGATCTATAATTCTACCTATTAATGTTTCTTTACCAATATTAAGAGACATAATAATTGAAGGATATAGTGATGTTAAATCCTCATCAAACATGTATCTATATAGACCTGCTTTAGGACAGAATAAATAACCACCTGCGTAATTAGCTTTCTTAATTGGATTTCTATCTCTTGATGGAGGTACTATATTTTCAGATAATAGATAAGCTGAAATAGCGCCATCATGTATTTTTGAAGATTGGTAAACATCATCATAGTGAATTTTACCTTTATGTGCTAAGTTTTTTGTTAATCCAATATAATTGAATTTATTATCTAATGCTTTTAAGATTTCAACATCTCGAAAGTTATACTCAATAAATTTATCTATATCATCAATAAACAATCTATCTAAACTACCATTATATTCAATTTTACCTAACTTACAATATTTTTCACCTAAAGCATCTAATTTATAAGATGGTTCATCAGACATTGAATATTTTTTATGTAACCTGATATAATCAAGTGAATACATTCCTTCAATTCTAACTGGTTGATCTTCATTATAGATGTCTACACCTGTTTCTCTATTAGTAAATTTTTGTATTTTAACTTTACCTATAGGAGATAAATCATTTGCTCTACGCTCACCTAACTGATTTAAAATTCTATAGTATAGATAAGGTATATCGAAGTAATCACTGTTATAACCAATTAGTATGTCAGGTTGAACTTTACCTAAATAATTTAACCATTTAGTTAATAAATCTCTTTCATTAGAACAAGGTATAATTTGTTTATTACCATTAGTAGTTTTTTCTATTTTACCTTGTTTATCTAAAATTAAAATATACCATTTGTCATGTTGACGGTGCCACCAAGCAATTGATGTAACAGGCTTAGGTGCTCTTCTAATGTAATCAGGAGTTAAAGCACCACCCATTTCAATCTCAATATCAAAAAATATTTCTTGGTGAGTAGTTGAAGGTTCATCATTAATTCCATATTTGTCAATTAGGAATTTTTGATGAACCGGCATATCATGATAATGGATAAATGGATTTGTTGCTTCCCAATACGTTACTTTACGTAGTGGTTCTCCTTTTAGACCTAAATGAGTAGCATCTTTTTCATAGCATTTTTCATAAGCGTAATTCTGAAATTCATACTGTTCTACTCCATCATCAGTCCATAAAGTAACAGCATGTCTATTTTTACCCAATGTTTGGGTAACAATGTTTTTATAACTCATTTATAACCTTTTATTAGTTGTAATCTATAATATTATCGTCTTTAGTTATTTTTTGTCTTAACTCTTCAGCTTCTTGTCTCATTTTATTAGCTCTCCACCCTGACATAGAAGTGTTTTGCAATTCGTTTTCAATAATTGCGATTTTATTTTCAGCTATTAATCTTTCTTCATCATCAACAACTCCATCTTTATTTAGATCTAATATATCAAATTCTTGTTGGGAAGCCAATTCATTTTCATAATGTTCTCCTTCATTTCCATTTTGACCTATAATATCCATTCTATGTTCTGCTTCCTCATCATACCATGGTTCATTGTCTAATCCTTCATTAACTAGCAATTCCCAATCTAAATCATTTTCAATTCTTTCAACATTTTCTTTAAATGTCTCTAGCACATCAGGTTTTCTTAATCTAGCAAAAGCAAAGTTAGCCGCGATCACTAAAGCAATTGCTAATGGATCAAATACAAATATTATAACTAGTAATAGCCAATTTATAATTCTATCCATTGCAACTCCTGTTAAATTACTTAGGTATTTTAGTGGACCTAATTCACCAGCGGAGTTATTGGTGGTTCTTGCTTCTACAATCTGAGTGTCCAATTTGAATATCGAGTCGTTAATAACGTCTAATTTAGCTGAAATTTCCGATTGTCTCAATGTGGAGTTATCTAATTGTTTTTCAAATGATTTTCTATTAGAGTTACTTGTTGATTGTATTAGATTACCTCTTTTATCAACATATGAGGTTTTATTATTAGCTAAACCTGACTGTAACTGAGTAATACCTTGTACTAAATTTGTTTTTTCAGTGTTGTATAAATCTCTTTGTTGTACAAAGTTTTGCTTTTTAGTTTCAAGTAGGGTTACTTGGGCTTCAGCATTACCAGCTTGAGAAGCTGTTGTTTGGTAGGCAGCTGATAGATACCCGTAAATACCCATAGATGTTATTAATATTAATACTATAGTAGCACCCATTAAATAAGCACGTAAAGTCTTATTAAGTGTATCCCAATATTGATATAATAAAGAAGCTATCACTAATTTAGCTACTTCTAAACTTCCCGCCATTATCATCACTTGTGTAGATGCCCCCGCGAATAATTTACTCAATCCAGTGACAGAGTAAAACGCAGCAGAAGCACTAACCGACAAAGCAGTTAGTGCTATAATATAAGGGAAAATTTTGTTTTTAGTATTTTCCATTATTCACTGTTTTAGATTAATTATCCCCTTGTTTTTTCTTTCTTGGATAATATTTTCTTTTTTTCTTAGCTGGTTGTTCAATAGGAAATTCAGATTTTGTTTCCTTAGTTTTAGGTGCTTTTTTAGCTACAATTGGACGTAAGTCTTTATTGTAAAGTTCTTGTGTTAATTCTACAATTTCTTGTGCTTCCTCATTGTTGTGAAAGTCTTCAGTCATTTCTTTTAAGGATTTTTGTCCACTTGTAACAAAGGCTCCTACAACCGCTGCTATAATTGCTATAGCAATAATCAGGATGATAATATCAAATCCACTCATAATAATTTGTTTTGGTTAATAATTTATTTAAATTTTATTTTGGTAAATATCTTCTTCAGTGAAGAATTGTCTTAAATTAGGTCTAAAGTAATTTACATTTTTCATTACTTTTCTGTCTCTTGTTCTATAAACGATAAAATACTCTCCAACTTTTTCGTAATGACACTCCTCACCTTGTTCACTCGATCTTTTAATGACAGTTGCTTTAGCTTCTTCTTCTGTTTTGCAAGCTTTAGATAAATTTGACGCTTGAACCTCTTGATAGGCTGGCCATATCTTATCCTTAAGGCCATGTAACATAGTACCGTTCCCAGTGGCAACATAAGTAATATCGCAAAGAGCGTCCAGAACCTCAACGATGTCTCCTCTTTCGCAAGCTTCTCTATATTCTTCAAGTTCTTCAAGGATGAAATTGTATACAAATTCCCATTCTTTTCTTTCGGGGATAACTGGTTCATAATTGTTTGGTTTGCCCATTACGGCGTTAAATTCTTCTACTTCGTCAATAAAAGGTACTCTTGGTTCTGTGATCATAATTATTTTTTTAAATAGTCTTGTATTTGTTCTGAATCTTTTCTTTCCCATGGATAAATAATCCATTCATCCCCTTCATGTAGTGTAGCATAAATATTAGGTGTGTAACATGAAGTGTGTGGTTTATGATGTAATACTGCTGTGTAAACCCCAATTGTATTTTTTAATGTTACTCCTGTATCACAAATGTCATCCACCACTAAAGTATTAGGTAACATCACGTCAGACCACGGCAAACCTAACTTATGTGACACCATTACAGCAGGTATAAGTCCACCACGTTTTAAACCAAATACTGAATCAATATTAGGTTGTTCAGTAATTATTTTTTCACATAGTTTATCTACTAGTTGGGACACATCATCCCAACTTAAGTAAATTTTATTCGCAATTTTTAAAGCCATTATACTGGATGATTACCGTTATTAATTTTAATTGAGTCAAAGAACTCTTTACGAGCTTGATTATCATTTTCCATAAACACTCCTGATGCTTTAGTTGTAACCATTGATGCACCTTGATGTTTGACTCCTCTACAAGAAACACAATTGTGAGTACCTACTACTGATACAATTACACCTCTATTATTCTCACAGATTTTATCTACTGCTTGATGAATAGCTGATGTTAATTGTTCTTGAATAGCACCTCTACGACCAAAATGCTCTACAATTCTATTTAGTTTAGATAAACCAATTACTCTACCATTTTCACCTACTACATAACCAATATGAACTACTCCTCCAATTGTTTGGTGATGATGTGAACACATTGAAGTTAATGGAATGTTTCTTTCAATCACAATACCATCGTAACCGTCTGATGGAAATGAAGTAATTTCAGACATTGGTGTATATCTACCTTTCCATAAATCGTTAACATAGGCTTTAGCTACACGTCTTGGTGTATCAGAACTATTTGGATCATTTTTCCAATCACAACCTAATGCTGTTAAGAATTGACCATACGCTTCTGCAGCGTCTTCAATCATATGTTGTTTTTGAATATCATTTAAAGGGAAACCAGGTGCAACCCCATTTGCAAAACCAACTTGTACCACTTCTAAATCATTGTGGATTTTTTTTCTATTGTTTTCTGTCATAAGAATAAATAATTGTTTTATCTTTATTTGTAATTTTATATCCGTCTAATGTAATAAACTCTATTTGGAGATCCAAATCTTCTAATATATGATTTATAACTCCTTTACTTAAATGTTCATTGCACCATATCCACCATAAAGTATTTAATACTTCTAATTCAGATATGTTAGTATGTTTTAAATCCATTATACTTCTCTTTTATCTTCAAATGCAATAATGTGAGGTCTCCAAGTTAATATATAACCATTATCTCTAACCCAATCAAACATTTTTGGATATGATTTGAATAAAGCTTCTCTTGTATCTCCAGCTGGCATAAACCATACTTTGTCTTGAGGTATATCTAACATTTTAATGCAACCCATAATTTCAGCTAATGCTTCTTGATCTTCACCATCCCATACTGGTTTTAAGTGATAGTCAGAATGGTATGAGATTGATTTTGAAATAGCATCATAATTAAGTCTTAACTTATTATGCTGTTTAATCATTTTCTCATCTGTAATGTCTCCTTGAGGTGTTGCAATGCCAACCTTAGGGACAGAATTACTGAACTTAGGGGAGATTGATAATAGATTAATTGGGTAATCTGTCTCAAGAAAATGACTTCCTTCGGTCTCAATTGTAATGAAAATATTTCTTTCATGTGCAAAATGTGTTAATTCGTTTACTAATGCTGGATGCATTGTAGGTGATCCTCCTGTTAACATCATCTCTGTGATGTGAGGATTTGCATCATACATGTTAATAATGTCTTGGAAACTAATATGTCCTTTCTCAGGATGAATACTTGTGTACCAAGAATCACACCATCCACCTTCACCAAACCAACATCTGTGAGTACAACCTGTTGTTCTAATTACTACTGTTGGATAACCTGCTCTGCTTCCTTCTGATTGTACTGCTGTGTAAAGCTCTACAATTGGAAGTGTTTTGTTATAGTCTTCTATTCTTTTCATCTACCTGTTATATTTTTTATATACCTTTCTACTGCTATTACTTTTTGTCTTAGATTTAAGTCAGAGTCTATTACATTCTGTAGGTACTGGTGAAATTCATCCATTGTTAAGTTATGTCCTGCTACAGCCATCTTATTCTTTGTATATTGCTGAGTTTTTAGCATGTTCTCTAAATTCTACACTTACTACTCTTACTCTACCTTCTGTTTCTATTTTAATAAATTCAGATGTTTTGTCATAGATAAATTTAGCAAATTGTTCTGCTCCTGTAGCTGGAATTATTCTTAATTGAACTATACCTGCTTTATCCATTTTTATAGCTTCTGGTAAGAATGGATCATCTTCAGCTATAATGTAAGTATGGTCAAACATATAATCCATCCATACTTTAGGTGATACACCATCAATAGTGTTTTTAGCTCTCTTCATTCCTCCAAAATCCCACACCCAGTTTCTTTCGTCTAATTCCCCTTCAAATATAATTTTGAAAGAAATGCCATAACCATGAATAAAACTACAATGAGTTCCTTCTGCTCTCCATTGACGAAATACTGTTGAGTACCCATCAAATACTTTTGTTGATTGAAATTTCATATTAAAATATTAAGTTGTAAATTGTTGTCCATATAGCAACTGTGATAGCTCCTAATAGGATCCATACAAATGCTTTTGTGTAGTCTTTCTTAAATCTCTTCTTAGGCTTGATTCCCATAACTTCTTTCATGTGGTTGTTTATATGTCTCATAACTTTTTATTTTTCTGTTATCATAAATATAACAAATGCATCTTGGGACCCCAAACTTATTTCCAAAATAATTGAACCATCATTATAGCGAAAGCTAATCCAAGACATATAAGTGTTTTAAGAGTGAATGGTTCTTGAAACCATAAATGTGCCATGTAACTAAATACTATAGCACCTATTGAGAATCCCATCAGTCTTGAAGGCCATAACTCTCCTCCAAAATGTGATACCATATATTTTACAGACATGATATAAAGAAAAGAGATTGGTACCCCCATCAATGAGATAATTATTGGGTGTTGTTTAAACCATTCCCATCTAAATTGTCCTTGCAATTGGACAAATGTAAGTACTTGTGCTAGTACTCCGAAGCTAAAACCTATTATAAAATTCATTATGATTTATTTTTTTAAAATTTCTCGGTTAGATAAATACCATCTTAAGCTACTTGATAGTTTTATATCTCCATACACATCGTGAAAGTTTGTTATAAGTCTGTGTGCACTATTATAATGAAAATAAGTGGTACAAGAATCAATTACTTTTTCTATCCAATTATACACATCGTATTTGTTGTCTGATATTGCGGCCATTATAATCTACTGAATTTTAAGGTTTTAGTTGCTTCTACTGCTTCTAGGAATTGTTTATGTGCTGAATTTTGTGAGGGTTTTCTCCCAGATGGAGTTGTTATTTTCTTTATTGCTCTAGGCTTTCCTTGATCTCCCCAATGGATAAAATAATTTTCTCTATCCTTTACAAATGCAATTTCATTTCCATTCACCTTCACTGTCAATAAGGTTTTTTTCATTTTATAAATTGTTTAACACTGCATCCAGTGTATCTGTTTCATTTTTGAATAATTTGTCCTCTAAAGTTTGTCTATTCTCTTCCATATGAGTATGAATGTTTTTTATAATTGTGTCATAAGCTTTCTCATGTAAAGACTTAGCAAAAGAGAATTTAGAATTAGTAATTTGAATACCATTCTGTTTTAAAAGAACATAGTAATGTTTTTGTTCATTGATAAGAAAATACTTATCAGTTAGAGGTGTCATCCTTAAAGATGTTTTTGGATGTGCTAATAATTTGTCAACAATATCTATAAATTGTTGCTCTTGTTGTGTTGGTGTGTACTTGAAAAATCTTTTGAACATAACCTTTGTTTTAAATTAATACCTTAATATATAAAAAAAGACTTGGAATACCAAGCCTTTTGTTAATTATTTTGGAAAATTTTTAGAGTAGAAAAATTTATTTCCTTTATGTTCCTCTTCAAATTGTTGCTTTACTTTTTGCACATCAACTTGATTGGGATTAATTACAATAATATCATCATAAGTTGAAGTAGTATTTCCATTAGTAGCAATCCAAACAAAATCAGGATCTTGCATCAATTTATTATAAACAGCTCCTTTAATTTCGGATGAGGATGTTTTATCACTTTTAATAAACCCAACACTAGGTTCTCCAAGTAATGCTTTATATACTTTTAATCCAAATCCTTCTATTGTTAAATCAGGTAATACTTTTCCTGTTGAACCTGCAAATCCCTTATAAGAACCACCTGGCATTTTACCATGGTACCAGTGAGTATGATGATCAGGAGTTAGTATAAGGTAATTCATGTTTTTCCAAACTTCCCATTGAGATGTTTTTTCATCCCATTCATAATCTTTAAAATCACTTCCTTCAGGACCTTCATATTTAAAAGATTTCATACTACCAGGCTCACCCATAGGTGTTTGCATCATTTTTTTAATAACTTCAGGGTTGCCTATATTGATATCAAATGATCTAGCGCCGGCTTCTGAAGCACCACGTTGTGTCCCTTTAGCAGGAATCACAGCTACATCTCCAAATTTAGCTTCTTTTAGTAAATCAATTAATTTTATCACTATTTTATTTTGCAATAAATATTAAACAAATTTAATTTTATTTGTTTCTTTATCCCAATCAAATGTCATTGGTTTTTGAGTGTACTCATAACTCTCATTTAACACTGCCGCGTTAAAGAAGTGAGTACCATCTTTAAACTCGTAACCATATCCTGAATGAATATGCCCACATACATGAATTTTTGGTCTAAATCTTTCAATTCTTTCTGCCAATAACTCACATCCTAAATTATCCCAAGGTCTTCCTGTTACTGTATCTAAAGTTCCAAATGATGGGCCATGTGTAATTAAAATATCTGTGTTGTCAGGAATTGCTTCCCACTTACCTGATATCTCAATTCCATTTCTTTTTAAATTAAATGCCCATGAATAGAATTCAGGTTGCCAAGGTGAACCATAAATTCTAATATTATCTTCAGGTGCATCTCCATTTGGACCATCTCCATATAAAACTAAATCATCATCTTGTAGATAAATCACACTACCATAATTGTTAACAATGGTATTAGCTTCTAATGGATGATTTTCAAACATTCTATCATGATTACCTGCAATGAATACTTTATCTTGATATTGATCAAGTGAATGAAACCAAGTACAGAAATCATGAATATCATTTTTATTGTAACCTGAGTTCATTATATCTCCAGCATGAAGTATCAAATCACCACCTGGTAAATCTTCCATGGGAATTAATCCATGTTTTGTATGTGTGTCTGATAATACTGTAATTCTCATAATTTTTTATTTAAAAAATCTTGGAATGATTTATTATCATTAATATACTTCCCTATCGTAAATAATATAAATAAAATATTCATTAAAGGTATTAAACACAATAAAACACCGTTTAAATAATCTTTCATTGTTTCTCCATTAGTTTTACTCATGTAATAACCTAATACACAACATATTATAAATGGTAAAACGTACAATAATAAAATCCAAATCATAATTTTTATTTTTAAAGTTAAAATAAGGGGGAGTAAATCAAAAACAATATTCTAGATCCCGGTTTCAAAGAATGTTGAATTTATTGAACGTGCGCGATTGTTGATGTGTTGAGATGTTGAGGATTGATTTTCGTATTCATTATCACTTATCACCCTGTTTGGCTCTCAGTAAAGTTGTAAGAACCATCGAATACTATCTTATCATCACTCCCTTACCCTTAAATTATATTGTAGTCGTAGCGTTATGTACGTCTAATTCTGCTTGAATTTCTTCAATTGAAGCCTCAAGTGTGGCTACAAACCCATCCAATTGGGCAATATTAATTTCTACTTCTTTTTCTGAAGCAGGTGAACCATATCTACCTTCATGTTTACCTTCATCGGTAGATATTTTTTTCAATTCCTTGATTCTTCCTTTTAATTCCGCCATACGGAATATTTTAGAATACACAGGCGCATTTGCCAAGTGAATTCTAGTTTTCAATTCAATCAACTCAGCAGTGATTTCAGCTGCTTTATCTAAAGCATCTTGTACTGAGTAACGTCTTGGGTTACCAGCTTCTTGTGAGTTAAACTTTTGAGCGATAGCGTATTGTTTTTTTAATTCAATAGCTAATTTGTTTTTTTTCTTTAATGCTTGAGATACATTCATGACTTTTATTTTTATTTTATATGATTTAATATATGAAACTATATTTGGTTCTCCAAACTCTTCATTATAGTTTTATAAACTTTTTTATCTGTGTGTGGGTCTCCATTTCCAATTGCTGGGTGTATTATAGTACCTAGAAAATGTTTATAGTATTTATCTAAATGGTTTTGATTCATTTTACTTACTCCTCCCCAACCCCATGAGCCTTGTATGATATAAAAGTGAGCATTTGGAAAAGTATTTATAAGTCTAATAAATAACTGTTGTACTCCTCTATCTTTGTATCTGTCATTTACTCCAATACAAATAGAAACACTTTTAACATTTGGAGAAACCGGATATGAACTCACTTTATATACTAGTTGTACTACACCTATACCTGATTGAGATAGCTTAGGTATTAGCTTTATTTTAGTTGAATATTTGGCTAGATAGTATGTTTGTGAGTCACCTATTAGAATATGTTCTTGACTAAAACTAAATAATGTAAATAGTAAAAATATATATTTTATCATTTAATCTTTTTTGGTTCTTCTTCTCCAAATAAATCTTCTCCCTTATAATCAGGATGATTTTTATTCATTTGGTCTATTCCTTCTACCCACAGCCCTACTATTATTATAAAAGCTACTGCTGCTACTGATATTATTATTAATCCCACCATCCTTCAATATTTTCTTCCATTATTTTAAATAGTAATTTTCTTGCTCTGTCATGATTCAAATGTGCAACATTCATTGCTAATATTCTTTTCATATCAGATTCATCTCTACCATTTAAAGTAAATACTCCTTCTCCTTTTAATGCTCTTTTATAAACTAAAGGATATTTTTTGAAATACTCATCATAATTTTCCCATACTTCTTCTGAGTTGTATAAGGAATTTCCAGTACCATCATTACAAGGTGTGAACCATACTCTGTCTTTATGGTAATCCATATACTCCATTTGATAGAAATCGTCTTGTACTTTTTCAATCAACTTAACACATAGTCTCATTCTCTTAGCATCAAGTTGTGCTCGAGTGTGCCAGTCTCTACGTCCAATGTAATTGGCTTGGGATTTTAGTTTATGTTTTAGAATATTAAAGATATAACCACTATCCCAATTTCTATCTTTCCAAATAATTGGTATCCAATAAATAAGGTTTTGAATACCCCATTTAATGTCTTTATGATAATATCTAGCTTCATGTTCCCACCACAGCCATATTCTTCTAAAGAAGTTTGGTCTTGGTCTGTTTGCTAATTCTTCAAAAAAGTCTTCCATAATTTCTATACTGTATGTTCAATTTGTACTCTTACACAATTCTGAGGTAATCTATGAATGTGTCTGTAGTTGTTTATGTACCCCATCATATTTGCACTACCAACTGCATTTGCAGAATGTATTACAACATCAACAACAGGAGCTCCATCAAGCCATTGCTCCACCAACCATTTAGTGCAATCCATTCCAGTTTTCTCTTCAATGTTATCATAATTCAATTCGTAATTGTGATACACGTTTGAGTGCCATTCAGCCATTGCTGAAGGTCCTAAATCATGATCTAATGAAATTATATCAATGTTTTCTAATCCATAGTAAGTAACTTGATCTACAAATTGTTCATAGTTTCTAACTACTTTCCAAGTTGGATCAACTGGTGTTCTTACATCGTCTAAGTATATTTTTATTTTATTCATATCAACAGTATTTTCAATACAAGTACAATCTGTTAAATTGTCATTACAGTCTTTACATTGCAGTTTAGGTTCTTCTTTAGGAATGATGATTTTGTATTTACCCTTT